CATAGAAGGAAATATTGGATCCGGAAAATCAACTTTGGTAAAATAACTTAAGAATTATTTGAAACAATATTATCACAACTACTACTTAATATATGTTCAAGAACCTGTAAATATATGGGAGTCTATTAAAGATTCAAAAGGAGATTCCATAATAAAAAAATTTTATCAAGATCAAGAAAAATATGCATTCTCATTTCAAATGATGGCGTATATTTCACGTTTATCTCAAATAAAAAAAATTGTAGATATAAATCCCAATGCTATTATAATTTGTGAGAGATCAGTATGGACTGATAAAAATGTTTTCGCGAAAATGTTATTTGATGATGGTAAAATAGAAGAAGTAAATTTTAAAATATATAATATGTGGTTTGATGAATTTATAAATCAATATAGATTAAATAGTATATTTTATGTGAAAACTGATCCAGAAAAATGTGCTGAAAGGGTAAATATTAGAAGTCGGGAAGGTGAGAATATTCCACTCGCATATCTTAAGAAATGTCATAAATATCATGAAGATTGGTTATCCCTTACGGATCGAAAGGTAGTAACGTTTGATGGTAATGTAGAATTTATTGATGGAATTCCTCAAGAATGGATTGATAAAATAGAGTCTGTTATCAACAGTGAAATACCCAGTAACCATAAGATTTCACAAGATGATATACTTATGATCGCAACAGCATACGGTTGCTGTTAATCAATATCATTAGTTAA